GGAAAGATTTTGGATATAAAGATATTTCAGGAGCTGAAGCAATTGATCCTAAAGATGGCGAGGCCGATCAGTTAATTGAATTTTTCGAGTTATACGAAAAAATCAAGGTTTCCTATATTAATGTATTTTATCAAGTTCCACCAGATCCAGCGATTATTAGGGAGATAGAAGAACAGGTAGAAACAAGATTGGCTGAACTAAAGGCAGAGATGGATGTTCGCAAGCTTGAACAGACAAATGCATTAGGTCAACAGGTGGAATCTGGAGAGATGCTAGAAGAGAGATTCAAATTAGAAATATATAAGTTAGAAAAACAAAATGAAGAGGCATTAGAGCAGGCCAAACAGGAAATGCAAAGTAAATTAATGGCAGAAAAATCCAAGATTGAAAATAGGATTATGTCAGAAAAAGAATTTGATGTTTTGATGGAGGACAAGTTATTTGCAAAGAATGTTGTAGATACAATTCAGTTCTATGGAACAAGAATTAAACAAACTTGTTCTGCAGGCACTACTTTATTATACGAACAGGTGCTGCCAGAGGGTGTTACAGAATATCCTTTAGTTCCATTTCATTACAAATGGACTGGGACACCATACCCAGTTAGTGCAGTATCTCCATTAATTGGGAAGCAAAGAGAAATTAATAAATCACATCAGATTATGGTGCATAATGCATCGCTGGGGAGCAGTCTAAGATGGTTGCATGAAGAGGGGTCGATTGATACAGACTACTGGGAGAAATACTCCTCCTCTCCTGGCGCATTGTTGCCAGTTCGTCCTGGTGCTGCACCACCGACTCCTGTGCAACCCGCTCCATTATCTAATGCTTTCTTTACTATTGTACAGGAAGGTAAAGGAGATATGGAGTATTTAGCTGGTATATATGGAGCTATGCAAGGTGATACAAAACAACAGCATGATACATTTCGCGGCATGATGGCGTTGGATGAGTATGGAACAAGGCGTGTAAAACAATGGATGAAAAATGCTATCGAACCTGCTTTAAAACAATTAGGTATTGTTACTATGCAATTTTCTCAAGCAGTATACACGGCCCATAAGGTATTTAGAGTTGTACAGCCTAGCGCTCTCCAAGAGGAAAGAACAGTTGAAATTAATGTCCCAATGTACAATGATTATGGAGAGGCAATTGGTAAGTTTCACGATTATAGTACAGCTAAATTTGATGTACGTATAGTTGCTGGATCTACATTACCAGTAAATAGATGGGCATATCTAGCTGAGTTAAAGGAATTATTACAACTCAATGTTGTAGACGATATAGCAGTATTGGCTGAAACGGATATACGTAATAAAGGTCAGATTGCTAAGCGGAAAAGTATATATGCTAAACTACAGAATGCTTTAAATAGCTCTACTGATCAAATAAAAGATCTTCAAGGAACTATTGAAACCCTTGAACGTCAACTTGTACAGGCTGGTATTAAAGGTAAGGTCATGCAAGCTACGATGGAAATAGAAAAGCAGAAGGTTGAGGTTAAGGGTGAGGAGAGAGACGCACTTCGCCAAACACAGGCTGAGCAGAAACTTTTACAAAACAGTATGAAGCAGGCAGCCGCATCTGGCAAGGATAAAATGGCGACAGAAGAGGAACGTCAAAAGATTAGACTAGATGGGGAAGTAAATAAATTAATAAATACGTTGCAAAATGATACTAAAGAGTAGTATCATTAACGTTAATCTGTAACAAAATAAGGAGAGATACAATGGCAGAAGTACAAAAAGGTGGTAACTCTGAACAGTCAGGCCCCACTACTGATGACTTCTTCAACGCACTGGAGAACGAAGTAAACTCTGGTGTATTAGACGAACCAATCACTGAAGTAACCCAACCACAAACGGAGGGCGCCCCTGTGGTAACCCCTTCACTACCCGTGGAAGGCTCTGAAAAAAGCGTGAATTGGGAGAAACGGTATAAGGATTCAACTCGTGAAGCTCAGAATATGAATGCTGAGTTAACTGATTTAAGGCCTTTCGTACCGATTCTCGACGCAATGAAACATGATAGCGGTCTAGTAGATCACGTTCGTGAGTATCTGCAGTCTGGTGGTAAACCAGCAGAGAGTGTCCAAAATAAGCTAAATCTTGGTGAAGATTTTGTCTATGACGGTCATGATGCTGTAACTGACCCTGAATCAGATTCTGCAAAAGTAATGCAGGAACATATTAACAATGCTGTTAATAATAGGGCTCAGAAAATTTTACAAAATGAACGCCAACGAAGTGTTAAGGTTCAAAAGGATCTTGATAAGAAGAAGGCGGAAATTGAGTTTAAGAAGCGTCATGGAATGACAGATGAAGTCTTTAAAGAGATGGTTGATAAGGCAAGGGATCATATTATGACTCTGGATGATATTCATTTTCTTTTGAATAGAGACCAGGCAAATAAAAATGTTGCCAATGCTACAAAAAAGGACATGTTAGATCAAATGCAGAATGTCAGGAATGTACCTACGAGCGCTAGCGGAGCTAGCAGTACTCAAGTAGATGTGAATCCAGAAAATGCGATGTTTGATTCTATCTTGGGTATTGATAACGAAGTAGATACACTGTTTGACGAATAAGAGAATCCCTCGGGATTGATCGTTAGGCAATAACCATAATACGTTAGGAGGTTAATCCTATGGCTGATTTATTTAGCGCAAGGTATCCAAATACTGACTTAACTGTCCCTGATGATTTTGCAGGTAGTATCAATGATGCTACTTCTTTAGCAACAGGTGACATTAGACGTAAGTACAATTTTGGAAATCGTGTGTCCGAATTAGCGATTGCCCAGGATCCGTTTTTCAGATTCCTGAGCATGACTTCAAAAAAACCTACCGACGATCCTCAGTTTAAGTATGCTGAGAAACGTGGTAGTTGGCATAAAAGATATGCCTACGTAATTGGTTGGGTAAATAGTGTTGGTGCCGACATTTTCGACGACGCTGAAATTAAAGACCAATCAGGTACAGCTCTGGTGGCAGGTACAACAACTCAGTTGTATATGGCCTGTGACTATGAGAATAAAGGTAATATCCAGAATGTTTATGGGCAGTCAACTAATGCAATCACCGTTGGTGGTGCAGATACTGCTCCAGGATTCTTCTTACCAGATCAAGTAATAAAGGTCAACCTAAGTGCAACAGCAGGTGGTGGCGCAGCAATAGCTGGTTATGCTCTTCTTAGAGTAAAAGCAGTTGCTGACGCAGCAAATACTAGTGCATTTGTAGGTCATGATCTTTCAACAGGTTCAGCAACATCCAGCACTGCAAAGAGTGCCGTAAAACTCACATGTGAAGTTGTACGTGCTCCTGAAAGTGCTGCTGTTGAGTTGTGTTCCTACAGAAGTGATGATCCTCTAGAGGGTGTTTACAGCGCTAATGTCGCTGAAGTACTCGAAGCTGGTCGTTCATATGTAGTGGGCAATGCTCACCTGGAAGGATCTGGTTATCCAGATACTTGGAAAGATCAACCTTACTCATTCAACCATGGCCAGACTCAAATCTGGAAAACATCCATGGCAATGACAAATACTGCAAGAGCAACAAACTTGAAGTATGATGCCAGCGAATGGGCACGGATCTGGAAAGAAAAGCTCATTGAGCATAAGTGGGATATCGAGCAGTCATTACTGTTTGGGTCACAAACATCATCTAGCAACTACAACTACACTCAAGGTGCAGTTGATTTTGTCTTGAATCATGGTAATGTGTTTAGTTTAAATACAGCCACCAAGACAGCTGATGATTTCTTGGATGACCTATCCAGTTATTCTGATCCTCGGTATAACAATTCACAAGCAACCGTATTCTTCTGTGATACAGCCACATATAATTGGCTACACAAATTGGGTGGGTATTTCAAGAACAATCTTGAAGTTTCTCCTCAGTTCCGTGCTGATATGGCTATCTCAGGCAAAAAGAAAGCTTTCGGTGTGGACATTACAACCATTAGTACACCTTATGGTGATATTAATGCTGCTCGTAATATACACATGGATGGTAGTTCTGTGAATATCATAGGCATAAACATGAAATATTGCGCATATCGTCCACTTAGTGGTAACGCTGTGAATCGTGATACTTCCGTTTATGTAGGCGTGCAAACACTAGAAAACAGTGGCATTGATCGTCGGGTAGACCTAATCCTTACCGAAGCTGGTATGGAATGGCAAATGCCTGAAGCTCATGCTATCTGGAAAGCATAAGGAGATAACATCATGAGTACACCATATTTATACGGTTCAAATGCTGAAGATGCTAAGCTCCAAGATGTGCTTAAGCTAAAAAAGAAACAGTTCAGTATTGACATGGGCGCTCAGGCTGCAGGAACTGATACAACGGAAACCTTTTCTAAAGGTGATATGATTATCGGATTTTCTGCTGTAATAACTGAGTTAGTGTCAACTGGGTCTAGTCCTACAGTCCAATTTGGATTTGCAGGAACAACTATGTTGAGCGCAGCAGTACCTGCTGCTACAGCGGTTGTAGACTATCCAATCGGACCAGCAAATGCAGCTGACGCTGCACCATTGGTGCTAGTAGCTGATGATACATTTGATTGTATTGTAGCAACAGCAACATTGACTACTGGTAAAGCTGACGTAACTGTTTGGTACATTGAAGCTCCTGCTTTTGAAGCAGAGTCTCAATGGGTCACAGCTTAAGGAGGTAGAACATGGCGGTATTAGCAAAAGTTAGTAAGCCTGCCATAGGCCCACAATGGAACGTTATCAAGGATCTCCCTAGTGGAGGTGCTGCATCTGTTGAAGGAGTTACTCTTTTATCAGAAGCTGGAACGACTGCTGTAACATTAGCAGATGGATCTTATAACGGCCAAATGGCATTGCTAGTCAATAATGGGGCAAGTGGAGCAAAAACTGTTACACCTGCTAACCAATTAGGGCTGAGTAGTGTTGCTATAGCCAATACTAAATCATGTCTATTCGTATGGGTAGATGATGGTACTAGTGCTGGCTGGGCTGCCGTAGGCGTGAACGCGTAAGTAAATAACTAGGTGGCGCCCGTCTTTCTGGGAAATCTTCTCTCCCCAAGAGGGCGGGCAAAACCTAATAAAGGAAAATAAATGGCATCATTTCAAGCACAGGTGGAGGGGATAACACAGCTGACTGTAGGTACTACACCTACAACGGGAGAACTGACTCAATTTTTACGGGATGGAGTAAAAGAAGTAACAAATCGTATTATTACCATTAGGCCTGACGAACTTAATAAATTTACTACGTCTACACATGATGCAACAAATGATGGTGTTGATGCTGTAGGGAAAATATTATCTGTTGTTCGGGAGCATGATGATACAAGTATATTACGTAATTGTACACTTATTGCTCCAGGAGATAGGTATGCAGCATCTGATTCAACTAGTTTAAGGTATAGGTCGAAATATAATCCTGGATTTTATGAGTTGGCTGGTAAAATTTATACTATTCCAGCTGCTGCTGCAGGGAATAACGATGCTATTGTTACACAAGTTTCATATTATCAACCAGCATTTGATGATGTAAGTCTTGATAATTTTCCAGATGAATATGAATATTTAGTAGCATTATATGCATCACTAAGATCTATTCATGCCGTTATGGGGGTTAAGGCAACAACGACATTAGATACGTTTGATTCCATCCCTATATCTCCTGAATTTGATTTTTCAGTTATTACTCAGGCATTAACAGCAATGACTATTCCATCTGGAGTGGTTATGCCAACATTAACTTTTGATAGTTTTCCTGGAGTTACTTGGTCATTTCCTTCTATTCCTATAGCTCCTAATACCAGTGCGATTAGTGTGGCAGATTTTTCCAGCGCAGAACCATCTTATATAAGTCCTGTATCAATTAGTTTAGATTCTTTTGCTGCCTTTACTGGGACATTAACTGCTTTATCTATTACAGCTGTTATCCCAGATGCTATTAATGTCCCTAATATAATATCTCCTGGAGTGGACACGATAGAGGCAGTTATTCCAGGTGATATCCCATCTTATACAAAACCAAGTACTAATATAGCAACAATACCTCCTACAGTACCTATATTGGAAACATTAACTACTTTTAATCTAACAGCAGTTGCTCCTGATAGTCCGATAGATCCTGAAATAACATCTGATGGGATTAGCACTATTAGTAAGCCTACCCTCTCTGATCAACCAGTTTATATACCAGTATCATTTGACAGTATGTTTGCTGATCTAGCTACTAAAACTATTGCAGATTTGTCAATTACAGCAGTATCCCCTGATTTGCCAGTACTAACTGAGGTTATTTATAATACCGCAGACGGGGCTGCTACTGATATAACAATAGCTAATATACCTGATATGGATAGAACGGAAACAGCGCAAGGAGTTGCAGACATACTTAAGGTTGATGTTGATTTATCTGGGTTAACTTTTGCTACCTATACTGTCCCTGCTCCACCAGATCAACCTGGTGATCCTACTGATATAGGTAATATTGGAACTGCTTCAGATGCATCCCCGCTTGGCACAATGGAGGATTATGTTACAACAGAAGAGGATAGCGAACTAGCATCTTCAATGGGAGAAGTAATAGCTTCGATGTCTACAGGTTATTCTGCTAAAATAGAAAAATATTCTCAGGATATAAATGCATATACTAGTGATATGACAAATGAATTGAATATATTTAATGAAAAAAATGCAGAATTATTAAAGCGATTTGAAGCTGCAGCCAGCAATGCCCAACAGGCTAATGAGGTAGTGACACAAAACCTACAAAAAGATTTAGATATTATAAAAGCCAATCAGCAAAAGAATTTAAGTGTAGAACAGGCAGATGCTGCTGCGATCAATCAGGCTGCTCTACAGGATGCTATCCAGACCATGCAAGCTATTACACAAGATAATAATAGCGTGCTAGGAAAATATCAGGCAGAAGTAGCCCATTATCAGGCTGAAGTTAGTACTGAAGTTCAAGAATATCAACACAATAGTACAAAAGAGCTTCAATTATGGACTGCTCAACAGAACACTATTATTCAACAATATCAGGCTAGTGTGCAGGATTCACTTAATACTTTTAATAAAGATAATATAATTTATCAAGCTGAACTTCAAACAGCCCTTGCTGCTTTTCAAGGGGATGTTCAGGAAGCTCAAAAAGAGGGTGATTTATTATTTCAAGCAAAAATTCAGGATTATACATTAACTCTTCAGCAATACCAGGCAGAAACACAGGCATACCAGGCTGAAGTTGCTTCTGAAGTACAGGAATATACTCAACAATTACAGGATGTTAATACAGCCAATGCCAGCAATCTACAAAAATACCAGACAGAATTAACCCAGTATCAGGCAGAGGTTGCTAAAGAAACACAAATTATACAGGCAAGCCTTCAGAATGAATTAAATGAATTTAATAAAGAGAATGTAAAATATCAAGCCAATATACAGACTGAATTGGCAAAATTTCAAGTCGATGCTGCTGAGGCACAAAAGGAAGGAGATCTGAGTCTACAGGCTGATATTCAGGAGTATACTTTGACTATCCAGAAGTTTCAAGCTGATCTAGCTTCCTATCAGGCTGATGTGGCTAGTGAGGTACAGCAATATACTCAGAATCTACAAAAAGCATTACAAACTTGGACAGGAGAACAAGCTAATGAGATACAGAGATATCAGGCTGACCTCCAAAATGCGTTAAATGCCTTTAATCAGGATAATGTTATCTATCAGGCGACAGTTCAGGAAAAAATACAGGAGGCTCAATTAGGAGATACTGAAGAAAATAGAAAATTACAAAAGTATTCAGCTGAAGTACAGGCGTATGGTGCTGAAGTTAATGGTCTGATTTCACAAAATACAGCAGAAATAGCTGCATGGCAGAATGAATGGAGCTTAAGGACACAGAAATATACTGCAGAGGTAGGGGCAATTGCCCAGGAATATCAGGCAGAGATAGCCGGAGAATCCCAAATATCGCAATCTCAAGTTGCTATTTATACCGCACAATTATCCCGAGCTAATCAGGAACATCAATCAGCTTTGGCTGTATATCAAGCAAAAATAGCAACATACCAAGCTGATGTACAGGCCAAGATAGGTAAACATACCCAAGAACTTCAAGCTGATAATGCCGAATATCAGTGGCTTCAAGATCAATACACAAGAATTAAAGCAGAATATGATACAGCTTTTGTGGCTTTGGCACCACCACAATCTGGATCACAACAAGAAAGGAATTAACAATGGCAACAACACATGAAGTAAGATGGTCTGTATCAGCCACGCCAGTAGCCAAAGAAACAGGTGATGATGGAGGTACTATGGCGCATGATACAATACATGAGAATATTAGAAAGTCTGTAGGTGGCAGTGGAACAACTGCAACTGATGGAGCTACTGATTTTGGAGGTACATGGACTAATGGTACAAGTTCCACACCTTATCTAAGCGCCACATCTGGTGGAGTTAATGTAGGAAATGCTGATACAACATTTATTTATATTAAAAATACAGGATTTGAATATTCCAGCGCTACAGTATTGGGTGATGTCAGTACAGATACTATAACAGTATTTATAGATGCAGAACATATAGCAACATTAAATGCTGGTGAATCTTGGGGTATACCAATTCCAGGCAGTTCCAGTACGGCAACTAATTATATAGTTAAGCGTGGTGGTTCAGCAGATCTAGCAATTGAAGCGATTGGAATGGATTAATGTCAACTAATTATAAAATAACTTATAAAAATCACTGTACTCCTCAGGAGTATCTAACTGAAAATAGTAGGTGGTATCTTGACAGTGATATAGGTACTAGGCTTACTGGTACTGCTGTAGTGGATTTATCTACAACGCAACCTACCTATGCTACTGACACTCTTACAGGGGTGCAAACGGCTGTCATTACAACTGCAGCTCAGGACTTTATGTATGTTAAGAATACAGGAGCTACTGGTGAAGGTGATATTACTATATCCTTTGCAGATGCTGATGCTGATGGCAGTGAGGCGGCTGGATATAGTATTCGTATATCTCCAGGAGAATGTTTTGCATCTAAAGTAAGTACTTTTGCTAACTTGATTGTAAAAAGTACCGCCACAACAACTTATGAATATATTATTGCAACTTAGGAGATAGTTATGGCTGATGATAGGCGAATTATAACTGGAACACATGTAGTAGCCAAGGAAGGTAGCTTATTGGAGGGTGGACTTGAAGCTAACAGAAAGTGGAAGATGGATGATACTGTAGGTAAAACCCTTGGTGGAAAATCTATTGTTGATATTACTACTACACAAAATTGGTCAGGTGGAGATTATTCTGGTTGGTATCGTGGAGATAATAAAAGTACCGAATTGTCTGTTTTAGGTGTCACAAAGGCTGATACTACTGACGGTACAGAAGCTATGAAGTTTTTATATGTAAGAAATTTAGACGCAACTGTTGATTGTCTTGTATCATTAACAGTAGAAACAACATGGGAGGGAACCTTTGCAACTGCAACTGATTGGGATACTCCTACCGCAGTAGCGAAAACTCCATCATATGACCAGAGATGGGATGAGGGAATGTATATTATAGTTCCCCCAGGAGGCAGTGTACAATTAAGGGGGAATGCTAATAATATCCCCGATTTGAGACACGTTCACTTTAGAAGTGGAACTCCAGGTAGTACCATAAACATAGAATATGTTTTGGCAGAATAACAAAATAATGCATTAGTAAAGGAGATTGAAATGGCTTTAACAGTACCAACAAATGACTTATCGGGTGAAACAATTGCAAGTACGTTTGCCCAACTATTATTTTTAGACAACACAGATGGAATGCATGAGACTACCTTAAGGGTTGTTTCATCGGAAATTGGCAGGTCTTGTCTACAACTTGCTGCAGAAAGAGTTCTTTTTAAGAATGGAGCTGATACTACGTCCTCAACATTTTTTGATATACAGGTTGGCACTGATAGTGTCTTTAAAGTTAATTCCGCAACCCCATACATGTTTATCAATGAAGACAAGATTGATATGAATATTAGATTCTCAGGGGATACTGAGACAAATCTTTTGTATCTGGATGCAGGGCTTGGTTGGGTTGGTATAGGAACTTCTACTCCAGATTGTGCTCTTCATGTTGCAGCAGCAGCAGGCAATCCTTCTGTTGTTACAAATGGAGGTCATGACTATGCGGTTGTCACTGGTCAGCATCTGCAATGGGGAGAATGGACTGTTGGCACTACTACATTTCTAGAGCATATGAGGGTAGTACCTTCTGGTTATGAAACTGGTAATGTACATGGTGTTGGAATTGGAACTACTCAGCCAGGGCATGATATTACTCCAGCTAGTGAAACTAATTTAACCATTGCTGGTGCTAATCCTAGTTTTTGGATACAGCACGACCAAACAAATGAAGATGAGGCTGGATGCATTTATTTTACTGAAGATGATAAAGCATTTGGAATTACGGGTGGATATGGATTTAAACTAAGGCATTATGGAAATCCTTCTTCTGGTGGCGGTGCTCTTCAAGTTTGGTCAGGGGCTCAAACAGTTACTGATTGTAGACTTAGTATAGTGCGAGATACTGGGGCTGTGGGCCTAGGAATAGCAGACCCACTCGCTCAACTTGATGTAACACAACCCAACAATGCAATTGGGCTAAGGGTTACACAAACAATAAGTACAGATACAAACGCTCCTATCGCTTGGTTTAAAGATGAGGAAGGTACTATGGAATCTGGCGAGCAGGGAGTAGTAATACAAGCCGATGTTGCTGACCCTTCTAGTGCTGCATATTATTTTCTTTCTTGTTGGGATGATACTGCTAGTATGGGATGGCTTACGGCTGCCAATGCTACTCAGATTAATACAGCTTTTACAGCGGCATCTGATGTTAGATATAAAAAAGATATAGAAGACTGGGATTTTAATGGACTTGAAGTTATTAATGCTTTAAAACTAAGAACTTTTACATACAATGATGTAGGATATAAAGGTAAGCATGATGGCATGAAATCAGACGGATTTATTGCAGATGAAGTTTACGAGGTGTGGAAACCAGCTGCAGATGGCACTCCTGGTCAAATGAAAAAAGAGCTTATTGAAGGAACGGGCAGTACAGTAAAAGACAATAATCCTAAGCTTGAAGATGGAAGTACAAATCCAGACTATATTGCTCCTAAATATAATGACATTATTAATCCAATGGGAGTGACTGAAGGAGCTTTTATTCGTCCTATGATAAAAGCAATACAAGAACTATCAGCTAAGGTAACAGCCTTAGAAAACGCATAACAAACGGGAGAAAGTACCAATGGCGAAAGCAACAGAAACCCCTCAAGAGAAGATTCTAGCGAATCCTCAAGGGAAGACAGTGGAGGAACTGAAGGAAATAGCTCAGAATCTTCAGATTCAAGTGAATCAGTATCAGAATCATGCAGTAAAAGCTCAGGGAGCCTTGGAGATGCTTCTTCAGATGATTCCAAAGGAGGAAGTGGAGAAGATGATAGTTCAGGAAACGAAGAATAACGGAGAAGCAAGTGACGGTTAAAGAACTTATGGAACGTGTGGGCATGACTGAAACAGGTCGTGCCCTTGCGTATATCAAAGATGGTTTAGAAGAGATGAATATCTTGGCTGAAACTCATGTAACAACCGAAAGGATTGATATTACAGAGGATCAGAGATATTATGATTTTCCTCAAGATCTAATTAAAGTTCTGGATATTCGCTGTAAAAATCATCTAAATAGGGATGATGAGTATAGATCTATATCACGCATGATAGGTGAACCATTAACAGAGGATGCAGATGGCAACTAGTAGGGAATATGCATATTTTATAAAAGGTAATAAGGTTGCTATTGTTGAACGGGATCGTAATGATACCAGTGGTTTAACATCCCCTAGTTCAGTCCCTTCCATAGATCTGCCAAATCAATTTTCTAAATGGAAAAGCCCACAGGCAACCGTAGCAGATGCATTAGAGATAGAATATGTATATAGTCCTAAATATTCTATAATAAATACAAATGTTACACATATTACACTTACTAATTATAAATCTACCACAACTGGTGGTTATCTTAAGGTAAAGGGTGGTTCTGTTAATTACGATACAACTCTGGACGTAGGTGATTATGTAGTTCTGCGAAATGCAGGTCAATTCAATGGATTGCATAAAATTACAGTTATTGAGGATGCAGCTGCAACTAAGGATTCCCTCACATTTGATACTAAATATTCTGGGTCTAGCAGTTGGTCTGCATTTGAGGAAACCGTTACTTTATATTACAGTATCAGCGTATTAGAAGATGAATCAGGAACGATAGATTTACCCACATATTTATCTAAAGCTTTAGTATGTTATGTTAGGGCTCAGTTAGCAGAAGATATAATGGAAATGGAATTAGCAGCATATTGGATGGTAAGATTTAGAAAGATACTTGAAAAACATGAAAATAGCAAAATACCTGGACCTCGTAGAGTTATTCCTGGCTCTGGAGCGATTTTATAGATGGCTGATTTACAATCAATGACATTACAGGAAAGGATGATCACCATTATTAATGCTGAGCATAGTTTAAGTTATGGTATTAATGATCTGACATTACAGGAAGCATGTAATAAATGGCTGATAGAAACTGGCACAGTAAATGGTGTTGATTATAGTGGGATTAGTATTAATAAATATAGTCCTGAGGAAGCTTTTGCTATCATAAGGCATAAACTGGATCTAAGGTCAGAAAATTTAACAGAATTAGTACATGAACTAGGTCCGTATTATCCTATACATAAATATACAGCACAGGAAGCTTTAAATAAGAAGAATGCTGTATTGGCTCCTTATTCACTTAGTTTTGATGGAAGTGGAGATTATGTGAATTTAGGTGATTCTTCAACTTTTAGTTTTGCACCTACAGAACCCTTTTCTATCAGTGCTTGGGCTAAATTTGATGTTGCAGCAACGCGAACTATAATTACTAAAGGGGCTAATGCTACTAGTGATTATGAATGGCGATTTTTTACAAATGCCAATGGTTATCTACATCTAGCTTGTTATCATAATACTGTTGGTCCTTATATTGGACGCAGTTATGATGTAGCACTTTCAACAGGACAATGGTATCATTTAGTTGGAACTTATGCTGGAGGAACTGTATCAAGTGGAATTGAAGTATATGTAAATGGGGTAGCTGTCTCAACTACTACTTATGAGTCTGGTTCTTTTACTGGTATGACTGATAATAGTGGGGATGTTATTATCGGCAAATATAGCAATGACTTTGATGGTAAAATAGATGAAGTTTCTATATTTAATAAAGAGCTAACACAAGCAGAGATAAACAGCCTATATGCTGCAAATCCACAGAATGCTGGTGATGCAGTGGGAATAACTAATTTAGTTGGATATTGGAAGATGGATCATGGTTCTGGATTAGTTGCAAGAGATGTTAGTGAGCCTGAAGAATTAAGTGCTAATATGGTTGAGGCTGATGCAAGTGCAAATATAAGTGGGACTTATGGTTGGACTGCTTACGGAACAAATACAATAACAAATGACAATGGCTCTTTAATGATAGACTATGGTAATGATCAGTATGGGGCATCATTTTACTTTAAAGCTGCTGAAGATGGATTTACATCAAATTTAGTAATAGGCAAGACATATAAGGTTACCTTTGATACAAAGATTGCTGCTAATTCAGCAAGATGGATAGTATACAACGGAACTAACTATACCTACGGAAGATATATTACTAACACGGAATTTGAGCGCGAAGAAATCTATATAATAGCAACAAACACAACAACCTGCAGAATACAAACAGTAAATTTCTCAGCTGGTGATGAGTATATATGGATAGATAATTTATCAGTTAAAGAGGTTACCAATGGAAATCATGGCACAATAACTGGAGCAACATGGACAGTACACTAAGGAGATATTATGTCAAAACTTGAAACAGGTTCTAAGATACATCCTGGTATACGTAATTATACTGGTCAGGAGGCAACTAATCTTGTGCTTGGACAGGGTGGGTTTGATATTATAAAAGGAGCTGGTGGTGCAGGAACTATTGCAATAGCAGGTCAAGGAGATTATGCAGATGTGCGTATGTGGATAGCATTAAAAGCAGTGGAAGGAGCTTTAGCCAATATCAGTTGTGAAACTCTTATAGGAGATGATTTTTCAAAGAATAAGATATATCAAGCTACTGCAGGAAATGAGATGACATTACAAGATCAAGATATGGTAAATGGTGCCTTTACAACAGTTAGGGTTGTGGGCACATCAGCTTATATATTAGCATATCGTGGTTAATTAAAAAACAAAGGAGTAAACAATGACAACAATAAAGAAGAAAAAAAGGGGTAGCAAAAAAGGCATCCAATATTATGGCAAGGCGTCTGACGGTTATGATCCCTCAACACAGGATGGTAATTGGGACCAAACTGGTAGTGATGATGGTGGTGGTAGTGAGATAAGTCCACTGAGCAAATCTTCAATGGGGCATCAGGCAAGATCTGGTTCTTCCAAGACAGCAGTTACAAAGAAAGCTGCAAAGAAACCAGTTAGTAAACCAGCATCTCCGTCTACACCAGTCAGACGACCATAATAGATGCATGGAGCTATTAAGAAGATTATTAAGCATGCCTTAAAGCAGCTTAATATGTATAATGAAGATGCTGCTGATCTGGTTTTTAAAACAGGTATGGCAGAGTCTGGTTATAAACATCTTCGGCAAATTAGCGGGCCTGCTTTAGGTTTCTTTCAGTGTGAACCAGCAACAATGGATGACGTATGGGAAAATTATGTTTCCTATCGAGCTCCAATTAAGGTTCAACTATGGGAACTTGGATATAAGGAAGATGATAGAATGTCATTCCTTAGTAATATAGCGGTGCAGGCAGCATTTTGCAGGTTGCAGTATCGACGAGATAAGCACCCACTTCCGTCTAAGGATGATATAGATGCTCAGGCAGAATATTGGAAGCGGGTATATAATACAATGAAAGGTAAAGGTACGTTGAAACACTTTATAGAAGCAAATGGATAGTATAATTGATACGTTAAAAACAAGCGGTGCGGGTTTAGGTGGTTTCTGGATTTCTATGTGGGGCTGGTTGCCCGATATAGTCAGCCTATCTGTAGGATTGGCTACATTAATATACCTTATCATTAAAATAGGCAAGGAACTAAAATAAACAATAAGGGGAGATTATGGCGAAGCAGGAACTAGTGTTAAGTAAACGGGAACTAGTAAAGCGAGTTATTGTCACACCAGACAAGCATTTCCCACTTGCAGATGATCCGGCTATCAATGTGCTTTGTAAGGCAATCCATAAGGTAAAGCCACATGCATACATTGATTTAGGAGATGTAGGTGAGTGGAGTTCGGTTTCAGCCTGGAAATATAAAAGAAAAATAGCTCCACCAGTAGAGTTTATATTGGAAGAGTTAAAGCAAGATATTAAAGATGTTAATGCTGGAATGGATATTATAGATGAAGCATTAGATGCTACAGGGTGTAAAGAAAGGCATTTCATTGAAGGGAATCATGATGACTGGGTTAATAGATTTGTTGAGAAGTACCCGTATTTGTCCCAATATGCCCTCTCTAAGGCGATTAAACTGGATCAGAGGGGTTATACCTACCATCCATTCGGAAAGCACCTTAAAATGGGGAAATTATATTTTTATCATGGGCATCAGTATGGAGGGCAGTATCATTCTGCCAATCATTTACGCAAGCTTGGGTGTAATATAATGTATGGACATTGGCATGATCTGCAACATATGACAGTTACTCATATGGATGGGCCAAAGGCAGCCTGGTCAATAGGTTGTTTAAAAGATATGAAAGCCGAAGCAAATGAATGGCTTAGCAATAGAAAGATTAACTGGGGGCATGCTTTTGCTATCGTAGATTTCTATGGTAAAGGCGAGTTTACAGTTGATGTAGTACAGATAATAAATGGAAGGTGTTCAATCTGGGGTGAGCTTTTAGATGGGAATAAATAATGGAATTTGTAAGAGATTATTGGCCACAATTAGTGTCCCTATTTGGATTAATAACAGTTCTAACCACCATGAAGGTGGATATAGATGTATTGAAGGAGAAAGTAAAAACGCTGTTTGAGCTATGGAATAAGGAGAGATAATGATATTTAAAAAGAAGTTAATAACTACAATATTAAAGCTTATACTACCAGAGATAGTTAAGTTAATTAAGCCTTTGAAGCAATATGTAGATGAGCCTAATGAGCTAGATGAGTTATGTAAGAACCTGAAGCAACAAGCAGATGCTGCACATGATATATTGATTGATGTAGGGAAAACAGCAAATGCTGTGGAGGAAGATTTTAATAATTTTAAGAAAAAGGCTGAAGCAGGATTAAAGAAGATTAAGGAATTAGAGGAGATAGGTCCTCGTCTGATCACACTTCAGGCCATGGTAGATAAATTTGATCGTGATCAGGATTACTTAGATCAGAAGATTAAAGATATCGGAAGTATTGTAAATACAATAACAATGTTTAAAGGAGTAAAATAATGGAATTTTTATCAAGTAATTGGGAATATGTTTTGATAGCACTTTTATGTGTAGATAAAGTAGTGGCGCTTAGCCCTACAAAATGGGATGATTTAATTTGGACATCAGTTAAGAAGGCTATATATAAGGTTATGGGAAAATAAATGCCAAAAGATTCTATATCAATTAATGCTTTTGAAGGTGGGTTGAATCTTCGCGATGATCCTCGAGATATTGGAGGAGAAGCAAATAATCAACTTAGCCAAGCTATTGGTGTAGATTTACAATACAAAGGTCGTATTGTTAATGCTGTTTCTGGACAGGCTTCTTCTGGGACATGTGGAACCCTAGGAACTGCTGCTGGATATGGATTACATTCCTTTAGCGCAGATTATGATGCCAGTGGTAATCCTAATGATACGGATTATTATCTAGTAGGCTCAACGGGCGGAACTGTCGACGCAGTAACATCGGCTTTTGGGGCTGCATCTGCCCTAGACCTGAGTATAGGTAGTGGGGATACCGGCAATCACTATGCTTTTTTTGTGGCTGATGGTGGTGTAAGAGTTTCAGATGGTAATTATGCCAATACCAATGCTGCTAATAAAGTAGCTATGGTTAAATATGTTCAAAATCCTTGTATAGGAGGTAATATTGGATCTAATGGAGCGTGGGTTGCTTCTGATTCCAGTCTATCTCCTCCTCAAAGTGTACAGTTGTCAGGATCTACTCTTGATACTGCACCTGAAAATCAAAGACCAGAAATATTTTTTACAGCAGCTGGAGCTGATGATTCAGCTGTTGGATGGGGAAAGGATCCGGATGCTGATACTAACGGTGGTGATTGTTCAGCCGCAGGGGATGCTCAGCATTCTACTATTGAATGGGAAGTGGGCTGCAGTTTTGTATATGATGAGGATCAGGAAACTACTGTGACAAAATCTTTTGTTTATTCATCAGGAGCAGGGGATTATACCTATATATATAGTGCGAGTGCCGCTAGCGCTACACCCCATATTGATGATAGCATAAGATTTAGTACTAGGCAGGCATTTAAAGTGGGTATGGCCATCAAAACTAATACTGGTGATTCTCTGTCTAACAATTCAGGGTATCAGCGTATTACTAAGGTTAAGGGCTATATGAGGAAAAAACAGGCTGGATCCTCTTGGTTTCTTATCATTGAAGCTGATTTAAGTGCTACTGGTGGCGTAAGGAATCCCTTTGATGATGATTATAATGCATGGGATGCTACAGGCATGACTGATGGATATTTTGGAAGAACCAATGCCAAAAAGCAACCACCACAGGCTGTAACCTTTAGATCGGAAACTGGATATGATGCAGACTCAGGCATAACATACGAAGCAAGGTTTAAAACTGCTGCTGCTATTAATAGAAGGGCGTATATAGGTAATATATATCAAAATGGAGAGAAGTTCGGTGATAGATTATTAAAGACTGGACCTAATCAATTTGATATATATCCTGAAGGAAACTGGATTGATGTAGTCATTAATGATGGTGATTTTATTACAACAATGGTAGTATATGCAGACAGGATATTTCAATTTAAAAGACGTAATCTCTATCTACTTAATGTAGCAGAGGATACTGAATTTCTTGAAGGACAATATCTTAATTATGGGGTTATGTATCCCAGCCAGGTATGCGTATGTTCATTTGGGGTCTTGTGGGTAAATGAACATGGCTGTTATAGGTATGATGGAGAATCTGTTATAGATTTAACTGCGGAAAAGATTCCTGTATCTGATTGGGCAATTACAGAAACAAGTGGCCTTGGTAGCGTTCCAGGGATATCTTATAGTGAAAAATTAAGAAAATTATTTATCTGTCCTGATTTAAGCAATACTTCTTCTGCATTTGATGGTACTGGCGGATGGTCTTTTGATATGGTAAATGAAGGCTGGACTCAATTGCCAACTGGGTTTTTTGCTACAGGCAAAAAGTCTAATTTTCATATAGATTTTGATGGTGATATATGCTATGTAGTTGGTAGTAGCTTATATAAAGTAGGCACAACTCCAGGTGCCCAAACAGATTATGATGTAAGGACTAAGGATTTAGATTTTGGAGCTACAGGAGTTATAAAGAAGATTTATAAAACGTATATTACTTATAAGTGTAGCGCAGATTCTAATGTGACGGTAGCCTATGCTGTTGATGCAGATGATAATAGTTGGACTGATATTACTTCAGAGCTGCTGAGTACAGGTGGTGAATGGGACACTGTTGCTTTAACATCCAAAACCAGTGCATATACCTACCGGATAAGATTATACGATAATGGTAGTACAGTACCTGCTGATTTTGAGGTGAACGATATTAGCGTTACTTACAGAACTAGGCCGGCCAAATAATGAAAGTATCGAGTAGAGGATATGGTGATGCAGTACGGGGCCTTAGTCACGGGAAGGGAGCTAAAGTATCTTTAGGTAGAGGTTCACCAACTAAGCGTGAGGGTAGTGATGGTGATTTAACATTACGCAATACTAATCAAGGAGTAATTTTATATGCAAAATATGGTGGTAGGTGGTATAGTATGCATACACAACAAGGATTAGTACCAGGAATGATTATGATGTGGTCAGGCCAGAAACATACTATTCCTTTTGGGTGGGCATTATGCGATGGGAATACTGGTACTCCAGATCTTAGAGCTAAGTTTATTATTGGAGCTGGAACTGGTGGTGTTAATATATTTGACTCAGGAGTACCATCATATAGTACTACCATCTTTGGACCATCTGATGATAGTTATGGTACAGACAGTATAACCTATGGACAGGGTGATACGGTAGAAGTTACGGCTGAAACTGCATCGGGAACTAGTGATCCACATACGTTATTGGCATCACAAATACCTGAGCATACTCATGATTATGAGAAAAGTAACAATCATGGCGATGTAGATCATGATAGTCTTGGTTCTGGCTATACTGTAGCTGACGATCAGGATACTACTACACCGACTAGCGTTAATGCTGGCGGTGGTGGAAGTCATACACATGGACTTCCTAGTGGTATAGGTGTTACTGGAGATACTGTTAAGGCAACTGCAGGGTTGCCACTAGTTGATTTTTATAGTTTAGCATTTATCATGTATGTTGGATCTGCTGCCGATCCTGGAACAGAAGGTTATAATCAGGGTGGCGGTGAAGGCGGTGATAGTCTTGGCAGAGAAGGTCCATAAATGAAAGGAGTAATAAAATGGCATTAGGATTTAGTAGGGGTGGGTATAACCCAGGTGGGAGAATAAGGGAATCTAAACGAAACCTGAAGACTTTTCTTTTAGAAGAAGAACAGGCAAAGAATTTAGAATCAATAAACGCTAGTAAAGCAGCTGCAAAAGTAAAGGCAGTTACGACTGGAAAGGATTTATATAGCAAATATTTACATAATAAATCAGCAGCAGTAATGAAACAAGATAAAATTAAAGATGCAACCTCGCTTGTCCAAGGAGATAAAGTTAATACTTATGGAAAATATGGAGATAATCCTGTAGCTGAGTTATTAGGTATAGAATCTGTTGGCGTTAACCCTAAATTATATCAGGATGTAGGACATGAGTTTGCTACCAAATATAACATAAAGGACTTTAGCGATACTCAGAAATTAATTGCTGGTCGAAAATTAGCTGCTGGACAACAGGTGAAGGTTCCTGGAAGTGATGTTGTCGCGTCAAGTAATATGATAGATACTAGCATAGTAAATGAAGCAGAATCAGTATTAGAAGGGGCTGGAGGATTATCAGGTGCTGGAGGTTTCATATCAAAATATGCATTACCTGGAATATCAGTTGGAACGAGTTTATATGGAGCGCTTAATGCTGAAGATGATGAGCAGGCAATTCAATCTGCAGCAGGAATAGTAGGAGGGGTTAGTGCTATAGCAGGTACCGCTGCGTCAGCAGGAGCATTTGGCGCTGGTGAAGCAGCAGCAGCAGTTGCGGCCTGGGGAGGCCCAATTGGATGGCTAATAGCTGGAGGCTCGATGTTATATTCATTAGCTGATTATAGAGTATAATGGTAATAAAAACAGCACATATTAATGATATTGAAAAAATAACAGATTTGGGTGAGGAATTTGTAGCAGAATCTCCATCTTTATCTTTGTTAAGTTATTCGCGCAAAGAGTATCAGCGCTTTTGTACAGATCTTATTTCTAGTAAAATAAAATACATGGTCATAGCGAAGGATAAAGAGAAGGTTGTTGGGGTTGTTGGTGGTGGACTTCATAATAGGATTGGAAGTTCTGATAAATATCTTAGTGAATATATTTTCTATGTTAGTCCTTCTGCACGAAAAAGCGGTACAGGCAGACAATTAATGGACAAATTTTGTGATTGGGGGAGAAGCCAGAAGGTTAAAGTAGTTGAGATGGGTGTTACATCTGATATTGATCCCAAGCAGGCGGATAAATATATGTCAAATTTGGGATTTAAATATATGGGGGCTAATTTCTATAAGGAACTGTAATGAAAACTAAATCAATTAAAAATATTAAGGTCGGGGATTATGTACAGAGTTATAATCATAAGAAAGACCAATTAGTTTCTGCTAAAGTAACTAAGACATTTAAACATAAGGATGTCCCTGGCGTAAAGTTGGTTATTAATAAGGATTTGACTGCCACAGGTAATCATCCGTTATATATTAATGGAGAATATAAGCCCGCAGCTAGAGCTAAGGTTGGAGATATTGTAGTTAACCCAGATGGAATAGAAATTAAAATTCATACTTTAGCTTTAAAGCCTATGAAAATTGATGTTTATAATATTGAGGTTGAAGGTGATCATAACTATTTTGCTGGAGGATTGCTAAATCATAACAAATGTGGAATTTGGGAGGGAGATGATGTTACTGTAGAAAAGGCTCGGAATACTTTGAAAGATAAATCTCGAACATTGTGGGAAGAATCAGCACGTGAGACAAGAAACTATTTTCGCGTTAAAGCAGAAACTATAGGTGCTCCTACTAGTACTGATTTCGTTTCATTAGGATCTGGGATTGATGATGATGTAGATACTACAGATATTGATGAATCTCTCTTTTCCTTTATAGATGAAGAGGGTTCAGCACAGAATATTTCAATTCCAGGATGGCAGACAACACATGGTGGTTATAAAACTGATTGGGGAGAAAAACTAGATGATTTTTTTGGTGCCAATGATGCTTACCAAACAGCATTACAAGACGCTGCTAATGCAACAATTGCAGCAGAAACTACATTGGAAACCGCTACGAGTGATGTAGTAACTAGTTTAGAGGAAGGTGGTGGAGAGATTGCAGCAGAGGCAGAGGGAGCTCTTCAGGATGTTGAGTCAGCAACTGCTGCTATGGGATTTGCAGCATCTGGAGCTGAAGAAGAGATGAAAGGCGATGTTCGTAGAGGGTCTGGAGAAGCATGGGCCACTACAACATCTAGTGCACAATCTAGCTTACAGTCTGCATTGGATGATTATGCAGGTGTAATGGGTGATGCGGATGCAGCTACCGTAGATGTTTCTGGTCAGGAATTGGGAAATCTTGGTTCAGTACAGACTAACTTAAATACTGCTTATGATAACTTTACGAGGGCAAGGAAACAATTAGACACAGATATCTCTATTATTCAGTCTTCATTAGATAAGGGATTTGCTGATTATGAGGACACCCTTGGGGCTTATAAAAGCACTTTTGAAACAGCTTACACTACAATTCAAAGTACTGTCGGTGCACAAGATGCCGCATATGCTATACCTCAAATGTCTGAGATTACAGGGGAGATAGAGTCGAGTATCGGAGCATATATTGGACATACAGGAGATACAGAATTTACGTATGAGTCTATGAAGGGGATAAATACACCCACCTATACAGATCCAACGGACTGGGGTGAGACGGGATCTTGGTCTAGTGGTCAGGGTGGAGGTACGAATTTCTTATATATGGGACGCGGAGAACACCAATGTTTAGAGGGTAATGTAAAAGTTGTGATGGGAGATAAAAATGCCAGCAAATAAATATGATGCAATGATTGCAGCTTTAGATATGTTACAAACCATTACCGATAAACCAGACTGGATGCTTCGTGAGGAAGAGATGGCATTGCGTGAAAAGATGCATAATGATGAATTGGAAATGTCCCTCATGATGACACAGATCAAAAATGAGCAAGATAGGGTAGACTTTTTAGATGGCCAGATAGCTGATCATCAGTCAACATTAATACAGGTTAGAAGCGATATTAAAGCTACTGGTGCTAACTTAGACAAACTTCCAGACTATGAAAAAACAGATTCTGGTCAAGGAACTCCAGACTCTATCTATGAAGATATAGAAGATAAATATAAGGAGCCTCTCCAACGGTTAGAGCGTGATAAACGCGATCGACAGGAGATATTAAACGAATTAAAACATAAGGTTAAACTTAGAGGTGATGAACTTGGGGATGAAGTTGGAAAGTTATCTATAAAGAAAGAGGCAGATGCTACGCGACGATTAGCAAATGAAGATAAAAGATTAATTATGGCTGAACAGACAGCAAAAGAAGTGCAAAAGATACGAGAGGCACAAGAAGAACGTGCTGGGGGTAAATATGCAGGTACAGATCCAGCCTCTATTCAGGAACAAATGAATCTTGCTTATGCAGGCATACAATCATTAACAGTTGAAGATGGAGCATTAGATGCTAGTTCTATTGAGGAATTAGCAGAAGCTTCTGGGGGTATTTATGCAGAGAATGCAGCATTGATCTCTACCACATTAACACAGTTATTTGCATCTAGCAATACTGGTGAGGGGTTTTTAACAGCACTTGCAGGTGAAAATCGTATGTATAAAGATTTCTTAATGCAGGATGGTATGGTGTTAACTAAAAATAATTTATCAAATTTATTGTTATTATCTCTTTCAGATACTGCTGCAGATTCTGTTACTAATCCTCAGCAGATAATCCAAATGAATCGTAAGAAGTTACCTCCCTTCCCAACCATTAATATTAAGAGGTAAGATATGCCACCAAAAAACACAGTATTTAATTCTAAGACAGGAAATTATGATAAACCTAACGTTCCTCCAGAAATTAAATCACATAGGCTTCATCCTCTTGATATTGCATTGAAGGATACAGCAGCATTTAATACAATTTTCAATCAAATAGCTGATTATAAGGATTTAGCTGATGATGCTCCTGATGATACAACAAAAGGTTATTATCTAGCTGAGATGCATAAAATATCGGATGATTTTGAAGCATTTTTATCTAATGACTCTACAATTGTTGATATAGGTCCATTTTTTGAGATGTGGGTAGAAGAAGGTGGTAAAAGTTTCTCTCCTTTTGTTATACAGATGAGCGAGGCTGAGCAGGCAGCTAAATTGGCTGCTATACATAGTGATAGTTCTGGTATAGATCTATCTCCTGAACAGAAAACTCAAGCTATGGCAGGCCTAGATGCGTCAAAAGCAGAATTAGATGAGATAAATCAATACTCAAAGGAATGGGCTGATCATTATGCTACAGTCGAACAAAATATGACCTCATTATGGAATAGATATGAAGCCATTAAAGATGCCGATCCAGATAAAGATTGGTGGGCTGAATCTAGATTTGTATGGTGGGGTTTAGCTGATCCTGATAATGCCATACAAGAAGAGATAGCAGCATTAGGCAATGAATATAGAAAATGGGATATAGCGAGCAAATCAGGCCCATTGCCTGCGGTAATAGATTCACAGAGAGATAAAGCCCAATCTAATTATGATAGAGCTTTAGAAGCATTAAATAATTTAAAGGGAGAATAAATGCCATTAACTGAATCATTCCTTAATAGAATAAAGGAAGACGAAGAGAAGAAGACCAGGATAGGTCCATCTCTTGGTGGTACAGAAATGTCTGCTCTTGATGCTAGTCGTCAGATTGTTAGACCTGGTGATGAACCTGAAGATGATTTTAGCTTGATGGATATGGCTGGGTCTGCCCTATGGGGTGCTGCATCTGGTATGACATTTAGTGCAGCTTCAGCTTTCCATGATAAGCCATGGGAAGAAATGGGTACCGATGAACGTATTGGCTGGGCTGCTGGTGAGGCCTTAGCATTAGTATCTCCTATAGGACCTTTTAGTTTAATTGGTAAAGGTGCGGGTAAAGCAGTATCGGCTTTTGCTAGCTCTGGGGGTAAAAGAATTACAGCTGAGGCTATTAAAAAGGTTACCACAGAAGCAGCTAAAAAAGGACTTGCTGCTGAGGTAGTTGAAGAAGGTTTAAGGAAACAAGTTTATAGTAAGGTAGGAAAACGTTGGCTCCAGGAACATTCTGTAGGTGGTGAAGCTCTAGAAGAAGCCAATGTAATGATGTCTCGTATGGCTCATGGTGGTATTAAAAAAGCCTTTACCGATGGTGGTATCGAAATTTCTGATGATGTTGCTAGAGATCTTGGTGGTAAATTTGCCGATGCATTAAAGGTTAAAGGTAATCACCTTAATACTGTTGATTCTTGGGTGGAAAATGCTCTCCAAACAAAACTCCCCTTTGGTGTTAATGAACGTGTAGCTCGATATCTTGGTATGGGAGCCCAGGACATGGTAGTACTTGGTGTTCATGGACTAATAGATGATGCTGTTAAATCTCGTATTGAAGACAGAGATTACGAACCCCTTACTACAATGGAACATGTATTAATGATGTCTGCTACTTTTCCTCTTGTCCGTGGTATTAAAAATATTGGCGGTTGGGGTAAAGCAGGTCATGGCTCCTTAAAACAAGGTTGGAAGTCTATGATGAATAAATATGCTTCTGCTGATTATAAGGGTTTAACTAAAAAGCATGGTGAAGAAACTACCAGAGGTCTCCTCCAAGTATTAACAAATGGTGGTAGATATAATGTTGCCAGTAAAGGTATGGGTAAGGATAGAGTATGGGATGTAGCAGGAGAAAAATATGCTTCTGCAAAGATTAATTCAAGTATCAATACAATGCCCATGGACCATGTTTATGATTTATTAGGTCAATATAAAAAGGAAGTTGGTAGATTTGGATTAAGTACTTGGTCTAAAGGATATGCAGCTGATTATCTTGCTTCTGTTCCTCGTATGGTAGCTGGTGCTATGGCTATGAATTGGGAGATGATTAAAACAGGACAGATGGATGACTTAGATCCTCGTGAAGCTATGACTCATCTCTTTATTGCAGGTTTAATGACCAAAAGTCGTGGTGCCTGGGGTAGAGATACAATGCGTGAATATGTTATGGATTTCCAAGGACACCAAGAAACAATGGATCTCCTTAATATCAAGCATGAAGGTATTACTGAAATGATTCAAACCTATAATGAAGGCCAGACAACGGCAGCATTTGGGGCTTCATATCGTAGCAATCCAGTAGCACAAAAATTAGAACAAATATATGAAAAGAGGAGAAATGACCAGACACATCCTGAATCGGAATATACTAATGAAGGAACTAACTTTAAAATTGTAGAGGACTTTAGTAATATTGTTAATATGATGGGCATGAGTGCTTCTGCTGACCCTGGTACCTATCCTCGTATTGAAGTTCGTAGATTAGGTAAGGCCAATCTTGAAGCAATGAAAGCAGAAATTGAGGAAATACAATTTGCTAATGGTGATAAATTAGGGGAGTTAGGATATTCTGTTGGTGCTAGTCGTATTACTGGGGAAGTAGCTAATGCTAATAAGCAGATCTATTTCAATATGTTCCAGGAGCTTAATGATGCGATAGGTCTTCCTGTTCGTGTTGCCAATGATGGTAAGTCGTTAGAACTTAGTACTATGAATATTCCTCTTGGCACAAGTTTAGGTGAATTTGGAACTGTACAGTCTGCTCTCCATCTATTTAGAGATATAGGATTAGCTAGGGAGACTGTTCCTGGTGCAGAGGTGGGTTTTAGGATTAAAGATGATGGTAAGCTAGTACGTACAGATATTAAAGATAAAAATGATCCTTTATATGATAAGGATCTTAATCCTATTGTTGATGGTATTGTTGATAAATATACAAGTCTCCTCGTAAAAAGCAATCATGGTAATGATTTTAATAGATATGTATCATTAGATGGTGCTGACAATCCATATCTCAAGGCTATTATCCACAATGAAGGTGTTCAAGCTCTGGAAAAAGTATATAAAATGTCTACCAGAGATATGGAAAACATGGACACAACTGAAAAGAACTTTGTTGTGGCCGCTGATCGTGCTCTTCGTATTAAAGATGCGTGGGAGGATCCATCTCTTCTTGGTAGAATCTTAGCTGATCCTGGTCAGTATACTATTGGTGAGAAAAAGTTAACCGGTAAGGACAAGGATAGTCCTGATGCAATAGAAAAAGCTGCTGAATTATCTGAAAATCTCACAGTACAGATACGAGAAATTATCCATCCTATGATCGCTGCAGCTGAAACATCTGCAAGAGATCCTAAGACAAAACATACTATTCCATTTGAGGTTGCAGAAAGCTTAGTTGAGGAATATAATAAGTTGGGATTTAGGATTCCTGCTGATAATTATCTGTCAGCTTTTGGTAGAGATTTTGAATCTTCTGTTGAAAATTATACAATGAGTAGGTTATTACGTGATTGGAACTACAGTGATGAAGCATTAAATATAGTTATGGCAGCTAGAGATGTAGGCATGTTAACCATAGATGCACGTGGTGGCCTTGAAATCTCATCAGTAAAAGCTATAAGAAAACAAGCTGTGGCAGAAGGTCTTGAGGTTCCAACACAAAATGATCTAGCTAGAAAACATGCAGCAATCTTAGATATTGTTGCAGGCCCTAAGGTGACTGAAGTAGGTGA